TTCCTCCCCATCAAAGATGTCGTCTAGTTGGTTAACGACAAGCTCAAAGATAATATCGTCTAGCTTGTCAATGAGTGGAATTAAAAGCTCCACTAACTTGTGAATAAGAAATCGTTTCATAATGTACCTCCAAAAGCGGGGGATTGGTTACCCCCTAATTTCTAAACAGCAGCGTCCTCGTCAGTGTTGATAAGAACAGCGTGGTCAGGACGGTACACCTCAACGTCATAGATTTGAGTTTGTACTACGTGCCACTCTTGGTAATCAACAGACCAGTCAGCGTCAACAGCGGGCATTTTCTTCATAGCTAGTTTACACCAATCAGGGTGTACCAACATAGCGGTGTGGTAGCCAGCGGTTAAAGCAGAAGCCGTAACGCTTGTACCGTCACGTAACGCCGGGGATTGAGTCGGATAGTACGGAGAACTCGACATACCAGGGGTAGGCTGCCCACTTGCACCTTCACCGTTTTCATAACCCGTAGTGGAGTTAGCTACGATAGAGGTGGTCATTTTGACAGGAATACCACAGATGCGTCCAACTTCACCAGTAGAAACAGCGTTACCAGTGTTGTAGTCGGCACTAATGAACTCGTCTTGAGCCAATAGGCTGTAGTGTTGAGACGGGTCAATAATGAGTTTACGACCCTCGCGGGGTACATTGGCAATGTCAAGGATTTCCATAGCTGCTAAGATGTCAGCATAGGTTAAGCCGCTAGACGAGTTGGACACAACATTAGAGGAAGAGTTGTAACCGTTGATGGTTGCACGTTCAGCCAAGATTGCGTACTCAATGTCACGAGCTAAAGCAAAGCCAGCACGTTCGGTGTAGATAGAACGTAGGTCACGGTCTGCAAACACTTCAAGGAATTTGTCGATAGCGAAGGACACTTCTTTGTACCGATTAACGGTCATCGTCCAACGGTTGTCAGTGAACGCTTGGTAGGTTACAGGCGCACCTTGGGCTTTACTGTTTACAGCCAAGTTGCTTACGAACGGAATGTAGATGGTGTCACCTTTACCACCACTGAAGTTGATGGGAGCGACTGCATCTTTCAAAACGAGAGACTCGTCACGGTGACGGATTAAATCTTTTGCCCAGATTTCGGGAACGAATACCCCAGAGGTGTCGGTTGTGAACTGAGAACCAAGGGGTGCAAAGCTAGAATAAGCCATTGTACTTTCTCCTTAATAACTAATTAAATGTCTCGGATTACTCGGTTAGACCGTAAAGCGGCAAGATAGTCTGCCTCGCTAACGCGGTCATTTAAGTAGTCGCTCGTTTTCACATAACCCACTGGCGCACCTGTGGTTCTAATGTTAGTAGTGCGACTCGGTGCAGAACTCCGAGGAAGAGGTACACCAGAATGTTGTCCTCCGAACTGTTCTGACCTAATCTGTGCTGCAAGTAAACGCGCCCCGTCGAGATTGTCTAATGCAGGCTTCATGTGGTCTGGTAGCGACTCAAACCGTTGACGTACTTCAGAGAAGGTGGCATCAAAGTCTCCGCCCCATTCTTGCTTAAGTGCGTCCATTTGACGTTCTACCATAACTTGTTGCCGCCACTGATTAATCTGTTGTAGAGATTGTTGAGTGTTCTGTACGGCTTGGAAAGCTTCCATCGGGTCGATACCCATTACTTTCTTAAACTCTTCACGCATACGCTGACCTTCAGCCGAGTTGAAACGAGCAATCATGTCTTCTTCTGGTTGCTTCGGCTGTTCGGGTTGAGGTGGTGCGTTTTGGGGGTCAGGTTGTTGTTGTGGTTCTGGCTGTGCCTCGCCTAGATTAACACCTAACTTTTCAGAAAGCTCTTGTACCTGTCGTTGTGCTTCAGCGGCTTCTCCACCACGTTCAAGCTGTGAATCGGTAGGTACTTGGGAAGATGTATTGATATAACCAGAGCCACCACCGTCAAACTCAGGTGATGCTGGTTGTGTATTCCCTTGTGGGTCTACTGTAAATTCTTGTGGCATAATAGTCTCCTATTGAACTAATTGGGCTAATTGTTGAGGGTTGCTGGCTAGGTCAACCATTGCCTGTTTACCCTCCAAAGGTAATTGTTCAGCCAGTCGTTGCTCAAGTGGCACAGACATGACAGGTGGCTGTTCTACGGGAGGTGTAGCACCCATCATAGCTTCCGGGGGTAACGCTTGTTCTGGGGGCATTCCTTCGGGCATAGGGGGCATCTGTGGCGTGGGTTGTTGTAGCTTAATGAACTTGTCCCAATCCTGCTTAACCATGCGTCGTGCCAAGTCTTTAATGACTTCTTCCCAATTAATCATCTGGGACATTTCTGGGTGCTGACTGGCTAACGTGATAAAGTCTAGTCGTTCCGTAATCTCACGCTCTTTGTCAATGACCCAATCACTGCCCACCGGGATAATGTCAACGTCATGTTGTAGTTCATCTTGACCAACCTGGATAAAGTCGTAGCTTCCGCCGATGCTCCCCGGTACTGACCCTGTAACTCGTACCACCTCGTCTTCTACAACGAACTGTTGGATGAATGAGTACGCTTTTTCGAGTAGCTCACGTAAAGCTGTCTCTTCCATGTGCTTGTGGTATCTGCCCAGACGGTTCCCGCCAGCGTCCCGTTTCGACTTAACTTCTTCAGCAGTAACACGCTCAGCGTCTCGTCCCTGACCCTGCCCAACGTAAGCGTTAACACCAGTAACTCGTTCTACACGCTGTTCTAACATCTGTTCTTCTTGTACGTTAATGCCCAGGTTGCGTACATCATATTGTACCGGGGCAATGTTGTTGATGTCGGCTACTGGTAAGATTTTACCGGGGGCTGAAAATAAGCTGTCTAAGTCCAACGTACCATCCTGTAGTACCTTCCACATGGGGTTGACAACCAGTTCCCCAATGTCGAGTCGGTGATTAAGCGTGACAAATAATTGGTGAAGCTGTCCAAGAATAGGAGACAACAACCCAATACCATAAGGGCTTTCGTGGGTTCTGACAAAAGTTGTAACGACATAGGGTTTACCTCCCCAGAACGGATTTGGCTTGAAGTCAATAAGTGTTTCATCAACTACAGTGGCACACACGTCGGTGTACTCTACTCCATTTACGCAGATGTCGCCCCAATATTCAAGGACTTCAATTCGTTCAAGTGGGTCGTAACCGTCATCAGTCGCACCAGCAAATACGACTACATCAGCCTGATTTGAGGTGGATTCTGAGTGTGTACGGTTAGCGTTTTCAATACCAACAATTGTAGAGGTGTTGGTCTGATTGTAAGTACCATCCTCTACCAACCGGACAAGCTCACCTTTTGTCTTGGTGTACCGTCTAATACAGTTTGCATTCTTGGTGTCAACTGCATGAGGGTCAATAAAGAAGTCGAACATATCAATAACGCTAATGTCCAGACCGTTCTTAATAACCTTCTTAACTTGTTTGGGTACGACTTTTTTGCGTCCCTTAATGTCGATAACCTGTACGTTCTTAGTAGTCTGGATAGCGTCATAACGCCAAGGCAAAGCTAAGACGGACGTGCCTGTAATAAGACATTGACGAGTGTTCATGTCCCACCACTCTTGGAAGTAGGCATCGTCTAATTTGATTTGAATGTATTTCTGCAAAACTCTCAGTAATTCCTGCCAGTCTGGGTCTTGAATCATCTTCTGGGGGTACACATCAAACCATTGTTTATTAGGGAAGAATGCTCCCTGAAGGTACGAGTTGGCATCCTCGACAAGCTCAAACGCTTTACCAGTGGGGATTTTACTACGCCAGTCAGTTTGAACGTCACCAATTTGTTGGAACGCTTCCTCACGGATTGTGTCAGCACTTCGGCAGTTACTGAAATACTCTGCCCATGCAGCTTTCCAGTCTTCCTCTAGTGGTTGACGTTGTTGCGACCAGTCTGTGTACTGCTCCATTACAAATTCAGCAATTGTGTTAGAGTCTACAGGGTGTACAGTTTTTGACACCTTAGTAGTTGCAAACTCTTTATTGTTAATCTTACTCATCTAATACCTCCGTACCTGGTGTTGACATTAAGGTGCTCGTTCTTGTTTGTGACCTTGAGGCTCAGAACCTTAGCAATCTCGTTGAGCATTTGAACTGCGTCGGGTACATCATCCTTCATAGTGGCTTGCGGGAAGAAGTCGAACTGCTCCGTAACATAGTCTAGCCTACTCATCCAAGCCATCACCAGAACTTTACCGTTCTCCATCATAGGTTGTAGCCCATTTTCAATTCTCTCCTTCTTACCATGACCAGCTTTCGGTTTGTAGTCAAGGACAGCTACGGGGTAGTCCTGGGGCATCAGCAGCTTGAATGTGGTCTTCAGTTCAGTAGCGAACCCGACTGTTTCCAGGTGAACTCGTCTAACGTTCCACTTGCGACACATATCAAAAACTCGTTTAATCCATTTTGAGCTAACCTCCTTACCACACCACAGGTCAAGAATGTACAAATTATTGTCACGGTCTTTACCACCACAGACGATAGCCGTGTAGTCACTGTTCTTGTTGGCAGTCGCAGCGGGGTCAATAACGATGTTTGGAACGATGTCTAACCGTTCGTTCT